TGATTATGAATCTAAGGATTATAAAAAAAAAACTGAAAGCGTAGTTCAAATGAAATCACCGCTTAATAGTTATGCTTCTGGCGGTAGAGGTGAAGTTTATTTATCAAACATTGATTTAATACAAAACGCAGCTAATGCAGTCGCTACAGCTGCTATGGATATAGATAATGCTAGTGCTGAAAGCAAAGCTAATAGACAAGAAAAAAGAGTAGAAAGAAGAGAAAAAAGAAGAGGTGAAAAAGAAAACTTTAACGAAGATTCTCTTGCTAAATTTGATGCTAAAACTAAAAAAATATCAGACAAAGCTTCAAAAAATAGAACTACAGCTAGCGAAGAAAAAGAGGCTAAAAGAAAAAGAGATTACGATATAATGACAGATGAAGCGTACAAAAAGAAATACGGCGTAGATAAATCATCTACTAATTCAAATAAAACATCAAACATATTTAAAAATTATATAAAATAATGGGACACAAAGGACATTACGGACAATACACAGGTAACGCTAAATGGTCAAAAAATCACGCAGATACTAAAGTAACAAAATCAAACTACAAAGCAACCGAAAGAGATGACGCTGCTCATATTGATTATCTTAAAAGAGATATTAATTATGACAATAAACATGGTCATAATAATTATAGCATGACTGCTGATGAAAAGCATATATCTAAATTAGCAGGTGATATGAAATATGATAAAGAACATCATGGTTCTCCAACAAAAATGGTTTCAGCGTTTAATAAAGAAAAAGAATACACTATTGATGGCAAACCTCTACCTGCAAACTTACAAGGTTATGATCCAAAGAACTTAATTACAGATCAAAGTAAAGCTGAAGACAAAAGATTAAGACAAGAAGCAAATAAAAAATCACGCAAGAGAAGTGATTTTGTCCCTAAAAATCCAGATGCTGCGCCTAAAATGCAAAGCGACACCCCTTTAGAAGGTAACGCACATTCAGGCAAGATGGCAAAATACCAAGAAGCTGGAATGAGTAAACAAGAAGCTTATGAAAAAGCTAGTCAAGATTTAAAAAAATAACAAAAAACAAAAAACAATAAACAAAATGGAATCAGCAAAACAAGAAAGAAAAAACTTAATGAAAGATATGCCAATAGACAAAAGAGCTAGTGGTGGATCTTGGATGTCTAAGCATTCACAATCAAGAATAGGTGGATCACCTGTTAGTTTAAAAAATGAGTATGCACCAGCTAAAATGATGGAAGATGAAAGCGCAGCTAATATGATGGAAGATGAAAGCGCGGCTAAAATGCTTTCACCTTTAAACGACGGTAAAGATGGTCTTAGAAGTTCTCACGTAGCAAGAGCAGGAGGAACATATGGCGAAGACTCTAAAGATGGTAAAGGAGATGATCGTTGGTTTACGCATAGAAAAAGATATCACAAAAAAGAAGATAAAGAAGCTTTTGGAGAATAAGCTAGCAAAAATAACAACAAACAACAAATAACAAACAACATTTAAAAACAAAAATTATGGCAACATTTATTGCATTAGAAGTAATCAACTCAATTGGTGGAGACTTCGACAATGGAGAACAATTAATAAACACAGACAACATTGTAGCTGTTCAACAAACAGCAGATGGTACGTGTAAATTACTTACTAATACCCCAACAGCATCACAAAACGAAATAGAAATTACTGTAGGTACAAACCTAACTGGAGCAGCTGTTAGTCCAGTGATGACATCAGGTCTAATAACTAAAGCGATCAACTATGCTTTGACAGCTAACCCAGGTGGTGTTAAAGCTAAAGTATTTTTAGGAAAAGACGACAATGGAGATCAAATGTATTTTAGAAACGTAGTATTTTCATAATTAAAAATTAAAAAATGAAATCTAGAGGTTTAGGAGATAGTATAGAGAAGTTTACTAAAGCTTCAGGTATCAAAAAAATAGTTGATAATGTATCAAAAGGTTTAAACATTCCTTGCGGCTGTCAAAGTCGCAGGGATGCTTTAAACAAAATATTACCTTACAAAAAATAATATGGCTTTTAAACTTAATAATCCACCGTACGAGCGTGATAATACTCCTATATATAGAGTAAATATGGAAGAAGGTGTTATGGGTAAAGCTAACAACAATGGTTCTATAGTTTTAAACATAAACTTAGATCCAAAAGATGTAGACGATGTAGTTAGTCATGAAAAGGTACACTTAGACCAAATGGAAAGAGGTGACTTAGATTATGATAGTGAAAACGTTTATTGGAAAGGTAAAACTTACTCAAGAGCTGATATGGAAGAAGGTGCTAAAAATCTACCATGGGAAGCTGAAGCATATAAAAAAGGATAATGAGTAAAAAAAAATTTAACCAAACTAAAGTAGGAAAGTTTTTAAGCAAAACTGCTCCTGGAATATTAGACCTAGCTGGTGACGTACTACCTGATGCTGGGGTTTTTGGTTTAATAAAGAATTTAATACACAAAGACCCTGTGTTACCAGCAGAGGATAAAGAAAAAGCTCTTAAACTTTTAGAGCAAGACATGGTTGAGATGCAAGAAATCTCAAAACGATGGGATAGTGATATGAAAAGTGATTCATGGCTTTCTAAAAACACACGTCCTCTTACATTAATATTTTTAACAGTATCAATGGTGTTGTTAATATTTTCAGATAGTATAGGTGATTCATTTGAGGTGGACTCAGGGTGGGTTGATCTTTTAAAATCATTATTAATCACGGTATATGTAGCCTATTTTGGTTCACGTGGTGCAGAAAAATTTAAATCAATAAGTAATAAATAAAAAAAATGGGTAATTTTAGTAGAGCAATAAGTATAACAAAAGATGATACAATAAACCCTTTACCAGCATGGGAATTTATGAATCAAACAGGTACGTTAGGAACTTTTTTAGCTGGATCATTAATATATGTTGGTGGTGGTGGTGATGTTAACGTTATCCCTGCAGGAACAGCAAATCCCGTAGTAGGAGATGGAGTTGTGTTTTCTGGATTAGACGCAGGAGATATTGTACCTATATATGTTGACTATGTGTTAAGCACAAATACTAGCGCTACATTGTTAGTGGCAGGAAGAGAATCATCATTAGGGTAAATCACTATAAAATAAGTGATTATATAAATAAGTAAACAATTAAATCTAATTAAATTAAATAATGGAAGAAGCAAAAAAAGTTATTACAGAAGAACAGTTGAAAACTGTAACAGAACAACAAACTAAACTAAGTGAGTTTTTAAGATCTATTGGAGTTTTAGACGTTCAAAAACAAAACGTACATAACCAAATCAAAAAAGTATCTGAAGAAATTGACGCTACTAAAAAAGAATTAGAACAACAATACGGTCAGATAAATATTAATCTTGAAGACGGTAGTTACACGGATATTGAAAAAGAAAATGCAAAATAATATAAGAAAAATTAGCATTGGATCTGATTATAAAAATGAAGCTATGCATTACTCTATTGGTCAACAAGTTTACGGTGGTCATGAAATAGCTTATATTTTACACGAAGAGTCTGACAATTCTTATAATATTCATATAAAGAAAAACAACGAAGTATTACCATGGAAGAAGTTTAATTCTAACATGGCTATATCTGTTGAGTATGATTTAGAATATTAATGAAAAGTATATACGATTTTATTGTACAACCTTTAGGGGATAAGTATAGTAACACAGTTAAAATGGGTGGTAAAAACATTGTTGTTAATACCAAGATAGAAAACTGGAAATTTGTAAATAGATTAGCTAAAGTGGTAGAAACTCCTTTAGCTTTTAATTCTAAAATAAAAGTAGGTGATATAGTAGTTATACATCAAAACGTATTTAGAACTTTTTATGATATGAAAGGACAAAAGAAAAAGAGTAGGTCTTATTTTAAAGATAATCTTTATTTTTGTTCTATTGATCAAATTTATTTATATAAAAACGAAGACGGTTGGAATACTTTTGGTGATAGATGTTTTATTAAACCTTTAAAAGATAAAAACGATCTAACACTTAATAAAGAAAAAAAGCTTATTGGTATATTAAAATATAGCAATAGTTCGTTAGAAGCACTTAAAATTAACCAGGGAGACTTAGTAGGTTATACACCTAACGGTGAATGGGAATTTTTAGTTGAAAACGAACGATTATATTGTATGAAATCAAATGATATTGTTATAAAATATGAACACCAAGGAAACGAAGAAGAATATAATCCAAGCTGGGCACAGAGCAGTTGAGGAGCTTATTAAAGTGGCTAAAGAAGCTATTATAGATTCGAGTGATGATATATCAGCTGACAGACTTAAAAATGCTGCTGCTACAAAAAAGCTAGCTATATTTGATGCTTTTGAAATACATAATCGTATTATAGAAGAACAAAACATGTTAGACGAAAAACCTAAAGAAGTTAAAAAAGAAACTACGTTTCGTGGTTTTGCTGAAGGACGATCTAAGTAATGTATAAGCAAACTTTATATAAAATAATAAAAGACCATATAAAACCTAAAGTTCTTAAACGAATGAATAGGTATAAAAAATGGGAATATGGATATAACGAAGACCATGACATAGTTGTTATATCTAAAACTGGACAAATTGGTGATATTTACGAAATACAAAATCTTAAAATAGCTTTACCTTTAGAAGACAATGCATATGTATTTAAAGAAAACAAATGGACTAGATTTAATTATCCTAAAGTATTAAGTAAAATAAAAACAGTCTTTGACTGGAGAGAATATCCAGATGATTTTAAAGAAAAATGGTATGACTATATTGATTTAGAGTTTAAAAGACGTGAAGAAGGTTTTTGGTATATAAACAAAGATAAACCTATATTTATAACTGGCACTCATTACATGTATTTACAGTGGTCAAAAATTGATGTTGGCCAACCAGATTTTCGTGAATCAAATAGATTATTTTTTATATTCTGGGAAGCGTGCAGAGCTGATGATAGAAGCTATGGTATGTGTTATTTAAAAAACAGACGTTCTGGATTTTCATTTATGGCTTCAGGTGAAACTGTTAATATGGCTACAATATCTACCGATGCACGTTTTGGTATACTATCAAAATCAGGTGCTGATGCTAAAAAAATGTTTACAGACAAAGTTGTACCAATATCAGTTAATTATCCTTTCTTTTTTAAACCAATACAAGACGGTATGGATAGGCCTAAAACAGAATTAGCTTATAGAGTACCAGCTTCTAAATTTACAAGAAGATCTATAGTGTCTACAGATAAGCCAGAAGACCTTGCAGGACTTGACACAACTATTGATTGGAAAAACACTGGGGACAATGCTTATGATGGTGAAAAACTAAGGTTATTAGTACACGATGAAAGTGGTAAATGGGAAAGACCTAATGATATACAAAATAATTGGCGTGTTACT